GCTGATGAAATACTTCCTTTTTGTACTGGTTTAATTATTTTCGGCATTTAAACTATCCTCCTATTAATCTACCATTTCTACATAAGAAACATGATATGATAAATCGTTAGCAGCGCCAGCTGTTACATATATAAGATCTGTTTCGTCTAAGTAGATAGGTGTTTCAATTAAATTTAATGTTGAATCTGCAGGCACAGAAATTGTACTTGCGATTTTATAAAAAGATGAGCCATTGTCATTACTAATTTCTACTGTTGCATCAACAGCACTAGATCCATCAATGTTTGCTAATAATATTGTATCAATTCTTACTGCAGTTTCTGCAGGTACGTCAATCATTGTAGTTCTGCTTGTATCAGATAAACTACCCATAGCATTTTTAGGTGTGATTGTTGCTATATTTACTAAATTTGGTGTTGCCATTTTTTATTCTCCTTTAATATTATTACCCGAAAATCATGGAAAAGACAATACCTTTTCCATCAGTAGTTACAGTTTGTGTTGAACTTGTTCCAGTAGCATTTGTTACTTTTGTTCTACCAGAGCCATCTGGAGCTATTACTACATTTCCATTTGAAACAGAAACAATGCTATTTCCATTGACATCTAAGTCACCACCTAATTGTGGTGAAGTATCATCAACAACATCTCCTCCAAACTGAACCATAACAATGTTAGGGTTAGTACCATCGTCTGCTTTAGCATAAGCAATTACAGTTTTTCCATTTGGAATAACTGCTGTGCCACCACTACCACTAACATATTTAAAAGTTACTGTTTGTGATCCTGAAGTTCCATTTTTTAAAATGTAAAAGTTTTGTACATCAAGAGGAATAGTTACTACTCTACCTGAAGAAAGAGAACCAGTAAATTCTATAACTCTGTGAGCAAGAGTTGCTCCAGTTGATCCATCTGATACAGAAAGAGCAGTTGGTGTTCCTGAATCTGCAACAGCTTGCGCAGTAAATCCACCTGAAATTTGTTCAAAAATATTTAAATTTGTATTTGTTTTTGTTCCCCATGTACCAGCGTTTTCGCCGGTTGCCATTAATTCAACGCCAAGAGGTGTATATGTTGATGCCATAATTTTGTACTCCTAAGTAGTACCTTTTTTTAATTTGTTTTAAACACATTGTCAATAACATATTAAATTATTCTCCCAATACAACACGAGTATAATTACCACTTTGTGTAGTTGTAACTGAGCTATAATTACCACTTTGATCACATGTTATTCGTTCATAACCAATAGGTGCTACACCTATTGGTGAAATACTAGCAGTTGCAGAAACTCCTGTTAATCCCATGACGTCTGCTGGTGTTAAAGAACCTGATGTTGCAGTTGCAGAAACTCCTGTTAATCCCATAACTTGATCAGCAGGATCAAGAGTTCCTGTTGAAGAAGTCATAGAAAGACCTGTTAGATCTATAATAGGATTTGTAGAAATTTCTAAAGAACCTGGTGTTGCAGTTGCAGAAACTCCTGTTAATCCCATGACGTCTGCTGGTGTGATTGCACCTACAGATCCTGTAGCGGATAAACCACTTAATCCCATAACATCTGCTGGTGTTAAAGAACCTGGTGTTGCAGTTGCACTTTGTCCTGTTGGTATAATAGTTGCATCACCAATCATTGTGATTGATCCAACACTTGTTGTTGCACCTAAACCTGTTAATCCCATAACATCAGCAGGAGAAATTGTTCCTGTTGAAGATGTCATAGATTGACCAGTTAAATCTACATTTACAAAAGTTGTGTTATCACCCCATCCTTGGTTACCCCAAGTTACACGACCCCAACCAGTATTAATTTCTGCTGTTACAGTTAAAGAACCTGTAGCTGTTGTTGCAGATAAACCACTTAAAGTTACATCTAAACTACTTTCACCCCAGTTTTCAAAACCCCAAGTATCTGATCCCCAACCTGATTCAGGAAATGCTTCTACTTCTCCGATAGATGTTGATGCTGATAAACCAGTTAAGGTAATAGTTTCATCAGCAAGATTTCCCCATTCACCACTGTCCCAAGATTTTGCACCCCAACCTGTTTTTAAAGTTACGGCATCGCCCCAATTAGCCTGATCCCAGGTTAACCGGCCCCATCCTGAAGTCACCGACATGGTCGACCTCCCTATGCTATACGGATTATTGCGTTATCTGCGTCTGCTGCTGGAAATTGAATTGTAAAAGTTCCACTTGTTACAGTTTTGTCTGAACCAAATGCGATCGCACAAACTGCTCTATCAGAATTTGTATCATTGTATATTAAACAACCATTAGCTGTGAAAGAAGCTGATGTAAAACTTATATCTGCAAAATCACAACATGCAGTATCAGTTGATAAAGCAGGAGTAACACTTGTAAGTGCTTTTCCACCCGCTGTGTAAGCAGATCCTGATGTGTTAGAAATTTCGTTTGATGTACTGTAAGCTGTTGTTGATTTATTTAAAGTTGCTGAACTTGTGTATAAAGCTAATTTAAAAGTGTTTCCAGACGATGCTGTGAAATTATGTAAAGCCTGTAAAACTTCTGCTTTAAAACTGTTACAAATTGCCGATGTTATTGCCATAATATTTTACTCCTAATTACTGAGGCGGTGACTCGATTGGTATTCTTATTGTTCCATCCGTGTAATCGTCTCGTCTTCTTCTTCCAACTTGCATTGCTGCAAACTTTTGTAGTTCAGTTTTATACTTCTGTTCGTATAATGTCAACATATCAGTTGGACCTTTTAAGAATCCATAGGCCTCTACTAAACAAGCATATAATAGACCTTGAGGAAAATTCAAACTAATATAATTAGTTTGATTACTAGACTCTAGAGTATCTGGCATTTTATTAAAGTATATTCTATATATGTAATTAGCGTCTGGAGTAGGGGCTACATAAATACCTCCTGATGTAGTATCAGATAATCCTGTTGCTCCTCCAAACATAGAGTAATATTTAGGTTTTCCAGTAACATCTGCTCCTGATGTAGTTGATCCTTTTGGTCCTGTTAATCGTCCAATATATTCACTTAAAAAAGTTTGATCACGTCTTTCCAACCATGTACCTTTTTCTGTAGAATTTGTAGCGTTAAATACTTCTATACCTCTAATAAATAAAGCTCCTGCCGGAACTCTAACATTATTTACATCTGTTGCAAATGTACCTTGGTCCACGAATCTGTCGGAATCCATGGGTAAATCCATCATGATTCTTTGTTGAGCGTTTAAAATAAAACTTTCTAAAACATCTGTTGTAAAAACGTTAGCGTCTACTTCTGTGTAGTTTCTAATTTGTGTAACTAATGTATTATAACTAATTCCTGACATAATTAACCTCTATCATTTACGGGTCCAATTGTACACTGAAAACCGCCTCCTGTTGCTGTGCTTCCAGCATTAGATACTAAAGGCACTGTTATAGAATTATATTGTGTTTCTGTAGCTTGAGTGCCATTAGGTAAAGTTGGACCAACTGTTACAGTGCTTGCAATTGCTGTTGCTAAATATGATCCAAAAACTTTTGCTCCGTTTGCATGAGTTGTTGCTGTAGTATTAGGTAGAGTTACTCCTCTAAATGGAGCAGCTGTTCCTCTTGTTAATCCAGATAAAACTCCAGTGCCTGTATTATTTGCTGTATATTGAATTGTTTCATTTATGTATTGTCCAAAAGTTGCACTAGTTGCAACTTGATCTACTTTTTCAATTACAATAAAACCAGCGTTTGGAAATGCTGCAGAATTAGTTAAAGTTAAAGTGTTAACTGTATCATTAATTGCACCATTTAAAGTTGTTTCTAATTCTAAAGTTGCAATTGCAACGCCTCCTACTATTTCTTTAACAGATTGAAATCTTACATAAGAAGTCCCTTCATTAATTTGATTATGAGGATAAGACACACTTAAAACTTTTGATGCAGCTGTTGTGGTAAATGGATTGTTAGGTAAAATATCTTGAACAGGAAATTCTGTTCTTGCAGGTCTTGCATGTTGTAAACCTTGTGGATCAGCTCCTACTGGATGTGGTTGTAATTGTGGTTGTTTAGGTTCAAATTCAGATATGTGCACCCATGCACCAGTCCATTCTTTTACCATTTCTCTGTATGGAAAAGCTGCTCCTGATCTATCAGATATCGCTAATGCTCTACTACCTTTTGCAAATCTAGCCATTATATATTTGGATAGTATGTCTTCGGAGTAATGTATGTGCTAGCTGCAGAACCATCTTCAGATAATGCTCTAGCAAGTTCATCCTCGTACAACAACTTCATTTCCTGTGTTCTTTGTGGTGCATACTTCATAGATAGATAATAAGTTAGCCCTGCAATCATGCAAGGTACAAATCTATAAGGTGTGTCCGTTGCGTTAGTATAAGTTCCTACATCTTCAATTCTTTTTACATAATAAACATTTAAAAAATTTGATGCAGCAGTTGAATTAGGTAAAGGATAAATAGTTATTGTCACTTTATCTATAAATCTTTGTACCCAAAATTGTGAAGGAGTTCCATTAGATGCTTTATTTGCTGTTGCAGAATAAGCATCTCGTGCAACTTTTGTTAAGCCTATGTCTGTTTGATTTGTTGTATTATAATTTTGTCTATATGTAACATTTAAAATATCAGTAATGCCGTAAATGTTTGCAACAGGAACTGTTGTTGCTTGTGGTGGTTCGTTTCCTCCAGGAACATCTGTTGAATTTCTATAAAAAGTATAAACACCAGATCCTTCAGCCGTAGCATCAACATTAGTTGTTGAACCTGCAATTAAATTAATGTTAGTATTTCCTACTTCCCAAAAATGTATTCCTCTATTACCCCATTCTTGAAAAAGAATGTTTAACGATCTTCTAGCAGTTTTTAATTGATGACCAGCTGTACCTTGTAAACCAATACGTTCGTACGCATCTTGAATAATTTCATCGATTGAAAAGTCCTGG